ACCACTAGCTCCACCACCTGACAATCCATCTCCTGCTGTTACGCCCTCGATGTCTCCACCACCTGGTCTAGCACTTCCTGGTAATAGTATCCCTGCCATTAGTTCATACCTGGCACTTTATTCCAGAACTCAAAGTCTATGGTGGCAGCGTTTGAATCGTTCTGCCTTATGACCTGAAATCCTGTAACTTCATCTCTTGATCTTAAAACTATTATGTCTCCTGCTGCCCAAGTTCTACCCTTTGCATTTGCAGGGGCAGTTCCATCACGAGTTTCAGTAACACTGTTAGTTCTGACATAACCCTCAGCGTAGTTGGCTTGGTCAGGTACAGTCAGCGATGTTGCTGAGTCTGTCACTGCGTGAGTAACTAAAGAATTGGGTATAGGAGAAAAATTATTTTTCGCCATTATTAGTTCTCCTGTTATTGCTTGCTGTGTTTGATTCGGCAAGTAACCTGATAGCTTCTGCTAACTGATTCTCTTTTGCCTTTTCCTCTTGCTTCTCTATTTCCTGTCTTTCGCCATCTATGGTTGCCCACTCTCTTCTGTGTCGCTTTTCCATATGGACTCTCAAATCGTGAGAAGCTACGATGTTTGCCTTTCTGCAATAGGGAAGACCCCATGTGTCATATAAGTCTCTGTTAGGGTCATCTTTGTGCAGAAGACATTTAATTTTCCCTTTAGCAGGTTCGATACCTTCAGGCTTTCTTGTAGTGAATGCATAAGAACCATCTTCAAACTTTTTTCGCAACTGTTGCTCTAGCATATTTCTGTTAACAGTTGACCTGTCACCAGTTCTGGTGCTGTAAACAAACACCCATCCTGCACTCTGAAGTTCTGTTGCAGTCATCTGTACTCCATTAGAATTTCCAACTACAGCACCTTGCTTCATGTTTCCGGGTTCTTCAGCTTGTTCTGCATCACGCATCATCTCGTGTACTGATTCGACATTCTCTGCCATTAGGTTCGCTCCTTTTTAAACTTAGGACCGAATACACTAGCCCCTCGTTTCCATTTGTTTCTCTCTTCTATGTTGTCCCAAAATATCTTTTTGAGATCCTTTGGTTTTCTCTCTGTCTTGGGTGGTGGCTTAAGGTTCATGTCCTGAGCCATTCTTAAAGCCTCGTCTACTGTATATAGTGCTTCGCCCCCACCTTTGCCATTTGGAACTCCACAGATCAATTGAAATTCCTCACCGAACAATCTGGCATCACCCATGTCTCTTTCAAATTTCATCTTCCTGTCATTACGAATAACAGTAATAGTTTGATATCTTCTAGAACCTGAGTAGTCATGAGCGTTCCTATTAAACTCGGCTAGGTAATAGCAACGCTCATTTCCCATGATTTCGGCTTGAGTTAATTCAATCCTGGAAACCATCTAAACTCCTAAATGGTGAAGTCTCTTGCAGCACTTACATAGAAGTAGTCGACATCCATGGTTAATGCTGTAGTTGTTTTAGCTTCAACAATCAATTGGCAGGCTAGGTCTACAGTTGTAGATACAGCACCTGTCTTTGTTTGTTTCAGTTCGCCATCTATGAACCATCGGCAAGTTCCATTCTCTGCAATTTCCAATCGCAAAATTTGAAATTCACCTGCTACGGCTATGTCATCCAAATCAACACTTGTAGATGTTGTTTCACCTGTAGTTGTTCCACCTGCATAAATGCCATGCCAGTCAGCAGAGTCAGTCAATTCTGAGCAGAATAAAAACCCTGCTCCATCTGATGCTGTTAATGTGATAGTTGTGCCGTTTCCATGGAACACATCGTCTTCCAGAGATACTGTGTCAGTATTCACATCACTGAAACCAAAGAACACTTCTCTGTTAGCTATCGCAGGTAGTCTTACTCTTGCTTCAGCTACTATTGTTCCCATGTTTCCTACATCAAACATTGCTGATGTTGTTACGCCTGCAGCGTGTTTGTCTTCGTTAGTAGTAGTGAATTGAGCAACTCCATTCACTGCATCAGAATCCAATGCAACAATTCCTGAGTCTGTTTCTGCTAATCCATCACCGATAACTCTGAGTGAACCGATGTTTCCGAAAGCGTTAGTTAACGCTATAGGAACTTCAGCCCCTACAAAGTCTTCAAATATTTCAATCTTTCCTATAGGCCCTTGTACTGTAGCCATTTATTTCTCCTCGAGCTTTAGCTCTAATCTTCTTATTCGCTTCCTGTAGGGAGCGATTACTTCATTTATGTGTCCTGTTTTACGAGGGATACAAGCCAGGTTCTCTAGCCTGTTATCCCTCATATTGCCGTTCAGGTTATGAACGACCCACCCCTTTGGAATTGGCCCATGTTTCTCTGACCAAATCCTTCTTCTTTCATTCATTAGCTAGTTGGTGCTGTTGCGTCTGCAATAACCTCATATAGCCAGTTACCACTGCTTCTTTCACCATAGGCAAATTCATCGTAGTGATACATTGCTGTAGCTCCACCACCAAGTTCAGGTAATCGCTTAGTCTCGATATAAGGTGATCTACCCTCTACCAGAACTAAAGCCATCATTGAGAAAACTCCACCTTTAGCATCGTCAGAAGAGTCGATAGTTAGGTTTCCATCTTCGTAAAGTCTTGCACCTGCGATTGTGCCTCTGTATCGGTTTTGGTAAGCCTCGACAGATACACCTGCTGTTAGAGGTGCGCCACCTGTTTGGTCAATTGCAGCAGCGATTAATTCATCATCGATGTCTTTCAACTGAAAGCCATGGAAGACTGCATTTATCGGTGATCCTGCAGGAGCTGGTTCTGTTGTGTTAGAAGTAATCCTGTAAGCTGCAGCAGCAATTTCACCTGAGTCCAAAGCGTTTCCTGCAGCACCAAGAGCTGTAGTAGCTCCAT